AGATTGTTGATCGCGACGACGCCAGTCGTCAGGATCGCCGTGCCGCCGGAGATAACCGATCCAACATCGGCCGCCGTGGCGTTGGCGTAAATCGCCACCGTCTTGTTGTTCGCCGTCGCCGCGAAGTGGCCAAGCGCCGTGATCTTCAGCACAGGCCCATAAGTGCCGCCGACGCCGATCTGGTTGAAGGTGTTCGCCGGGATGACGTGCGAGGCGAGCACATAGACGCCGGCGGTTCCGCCGGGCTGGATGCCGGTCGAGTAGAAATCCTTGCGGAGCGCCACGCCGACGCCGCCGGCGGAACGTCCGCCGCCAAGGAATGTGGGGAAAGTCTCTTCCGGGGTGGAGAGAGTCGCGATTGCGGTCATGATGATTCCCTTTCGGGTTGAATTTTGCGGAAGCCCCCGGCGCGGGCTGGCGCCGGGGGATGATTATGCGCGGCGCTTACGTCCCGGACAGACGCACAGCCTGGCGCGGATCGATCGTCTTGACGCCGAACAGGCAGTCGAAGCGCCAAATGTTGTTGTCGTTCACGCCGTCGTAGAAGGACAGGACGCGGACATTGACGCCCTTGTGGGACATGCGCGCCACTTTGGCGAGCCCGCCTTCCGGCTTTTCGAGCGGGACCATCACCAGCGCGAAGGCGTTCTGGTTGAACACCACGTTGTTGACGTATTGGCTGTTCTGCGCGCCGACGAAGGTGACGACGGCGTTCGCAGCAGCGGCGTTGGAGGCGTTCCAATGGGCGCCGGGCGCTCCGACCGGAATCAGCGCCGGGGAAATCGTCACCTGCGCCGCGCCGCCGCCATCCGCCATCACGTCGCTCACGACAGTGAACTGCTTCGCGTAGGGCAGCACTTGGCCGGAGCGCGGATTCACGTCGAAGACGCCCGTGATGGCCAGGACCTCGCCCTTCTTGATCGTGCCATTCGCGCCGAGGCCGCTCATGGTGATCGTCATGGTATTTGTGTCTTTCGACGCCGCCCAAGTCGTCGCCAGCGTGCCGCCGTTAAGCGCCGCCGGAGAAGTGCGCGAGCCAGTCGTCTGGAGCCAGTAGTTCTGCGTCTTGAAGGTCTCGACGCCGTCAACCGGCGGGATGGCGCCGTTCTTGTAGACGTTCGCCACCATGTCAGGCGCGAAGAGCGACTGAGGACCGGTAAGGTTGCTCTGAAGCCCGCGCGCGTCGGCCGGCGACAGAATGCCCTTACGCGGCGACGAGCCGATGGCCGTGTCATCCAGACGCTGCGTCGCCGCCGAGAAGCTGGCGAAGTTCGACAGCACATTGCCCGGCGTGCCGACCCAGTTCGGGATATCCGCCGTCAGCGTCGAAGTGACCTTGTCGATATGCTGCGCCATCTGGATCATGGCCGGCTCGATGAACCGCTCCGAAAAGTCGGTGATATCGAGCGTCATGTCCTTCGACGTGAAGTTCATGCCGATGTTGACTTGCTTGTCAACCGTGATCTGGACGGAGCCTTCCGCCGCGTCCTGTATGGTGACGACCGGCCCTTCGTTGACGACAAATTCCGCCGGACGGCGCACCGTGATCGTGGCGCCGGGCTTGTAGCCGTTCACGTTGCGGGAATATTCGGCCTCGTAGCCGCGATAGACTTGGTTCGCGAAGACGAGGTTATTTTCAAGGACTTGGACCGCGCGCTTGGCGATCAGACCGTATGTTAGCACTGAGTTGGCCATTTTGGCCTCCGTGTAGGCTTGAGGAAGGCGTCGCTCATACGGTCCAGTAGCGGAGCTAGCCCGTAAGCCGGCTCAACGCGCTTTTGCCCTCTTCCAGCGTCTGGCGCCGAAATACGCGAGCCCCGCAGCGAAGCTTAAATTTATTGCCGCTCGTTAAAGCGGCGCGCCTGCAATACTACCAGCCGCGCCGCAAATTGCAATTGCCAATTACGCACGGCTATTTTTACGCGCGTCATACCATTTGGCGAAATCGTTCATGGACAGCTTTTCGGGGTCCGTCTGCTCCGTCTTGCCGCCGCCCTTGACGGGCGCGACAGGAGCCGGCGCTTTGGTCTCCTTGCGCGGCGTTGGCGTCAGCCGGGCTTCCAACTTGCCAATCTCCGCGAGAGCGCGGCGCAGCGGCATGCCATTTATTTCGTTGACCTTCTCCGGATGCTTGGAGAGATAATAGGCGATATGCGGGCCTTTCTCGCTTTCCAGAATGGCCATCGCCACGTCTTGATGCGTCGGCGCAGCCGGCGCGGCCGCAAGCGCCTCGTCGAAATCCTTCACCAGCTTGCGCAGGTCATCAGCGCGCTCGCGAAAGGCGGCGACAATCTCATTGCTCTGCGCTTGATGCGCCTGCTGCGCCGCCTCGGCGTTCTTGCGAAGCTCGCGCGAGACAAGCATTTCCGCCGTCTTGTAGGCGGTCTTAGCCTCCTGGTAGGCAAGGTAATCGTCGAAGTCGGCCTCTTTCGGCGGGGGGCCGATCTCTCGCTCAACCGCGCTCGCGAGCGCCGTCGCGTCATCCACTTTGGGAACAGCCTGCCGCAGCCGCTCGATTTCGGCGTTCGCTTCGGCCAGCTTTGCTTTCAGGCGCGCGGAGCCCGACAGCCGCGGCGCCTTTTCCGGCTGCGCCGTTAGCGCCGCTATGTCGGCGTCGTCATCCTCATCGGCGCCAGCCTCATCGGCTTCGTCCGGGGTTTCGTCCGTCGCCTTGGCGTCCTTCTCCGCAGGAACGCCCGAAACGTCCTGCCCGTCGTCCGGCTTTTGCTCAAGGAGCGAATCTCCGGCGTCAAGGTCCACGAATTCGCTGGACGGCTCCTGCTGCGCCGCATGCGCGTCAGGCGTCGAAAGCGCTTCCTGCTCCGGGATAATCATTGCGTTGCTCATAAGTCTCCTTCGCCAGCGGGACCGCCGGCATTGGTTGCTTCAGGCTCTGGAGCCGGCGCGGGGGCGCCAGCATCCAATTCAGGTCCCGGCGCATTCTCGGCGATCGGCGCTGGCGCGGCCTGCTCAAGTTGCGCCGCAACATGCTCGGACAAAAACTTCAACGTGTCGTCAGTGTCGGCGATAAATTGACGCATCGCTTCAGGATCGAAGGCGCGGCCCGTGCTGATCTTCTCCTGCGTCGCCATCAATTCCAGTTCAGCGCGCATGTTTTCCAACTGCTGCTGCGCGACCTCTAGCTCCCTGCGCTTCACGTCGAGTTGCGCCGTCGCAGCATCAGACTGCGCCCGCGTCATTTCCGCTTGCGCCTTCGCCATTTCGATCGGATTAGGCGGCTGCGGAGGCGGCGGCCGCCTCCCCTCCTTCTCCGCGATCTGCGCCTGAATAGACGGAGGCAGGAGCGTTTGCAGGCGCTCGCGCACGTCGTCCTTTTGCGGCCAGTCCTGAAGATCGGCGAACAGATCGCCAAGGATCGGCGCGGCCGGCGGGAATGCCTTGATGAAGTCGCTCATGCCCGCGCGCGCCGCCTCGCGCTGCGTCGCGTACGATGGCCCCATTTCCATCTGGACGTCGTAGGTCCCGACCGTGATGTCATTCATCATGGTCGGGGAAATCCCGTCAATCGTAATCTGGCCCTGCTGATTGATCATGACCTGGCGCGATTTTCCATCCAAGCCAAGAATGCGAATCTGCCTCGGCGTGTCGTAATAGTGCGGGATCAGATCGTTCAGCACGCGCGCCGTGTGTGCGATGGAAAGCGCGAAATTCGCCATATAGACGTAAGTGCCGGTGTCGGACTGCGATTCGCGCTGGCGAATGGCGACGCCGCTGTCCTCATTCGACTTTGCTCCGAGCGACGAGGCGTAAATGCCGACGACGGCCTGCATGTCCGCGATGGCGTTCTGGATGCAAATCTCCAACCCGCTAGGAACCGGCGGCGCGCCAATGCGCTGTGGCGGAATGTTCCCATTCTTCGGGTCCGGCGTATAGCGCAGGTAGGGCCACATCTTGACGTTCGCCGTGTCCCATTCTTCGGCGTAGTCCTTGAAATTCTCGTCGGTGCCGATATACGGCGCCTTAGGCTGAAGGCCGACGACTTCAGTCTCCGTCGATCGCGCATAGTTGTAGGTGCGCTGAGGATCGGCGAGGAAACGCACGATTCCATGGCGCTCGACGCGGCCGCCGATGCGAACCTCTTCGCCGATGACGGGAATGATCGGAATATAGCGGCCCGGCCATTTCTCCGGTTCGGTCAAGAACTCCGTCCCGTTCATCATCCGATGGTATATTTCAAAGCCTTCGCGCTCGTAAAAGCGTCCGCCCATCGCCACAAGCGCGTCAATCTCAAATTGATCGGAATCGGTCACGTCCTGAACCGATCCGTCCGCCATTTTGACAAGGCGGCGCATGATTTTCTTCTTATACCAGTAGCGACAGACGCGGACCCTATCGTCGTCATACCAGTTATCAATATAGGTTCCGTCCCAATTCCCCATGTCATTGACGGGATGGTTCGGATAGGCTGCTTTATACGCCTCTCGCGTCATATCGACGGGGACGAAGCAAAAAATGGCGTTGGAGCGCGTCTTTTTACGCGAGTCCGGGTCCCAGATCACGCCGACTTGATCATCCATGATCCGAATGACGAGATTTTGCTCGTAATCAGTGTCAGAACCGTATTCGCCGGCGATTTCCCAGTGCCCGATGCCGGCCGCGACCTGGCTATCGGCGCCGTCTACGTAAACATCGAGCGTCGTGTCGCTCGCGGCTTCAATATGGCGGATTAGGCCTTCGCGAATTTCGGCGATTTTTTCATCCGCGCCATTGTCAACCGGCACGACCTTGATCGCCGGCCGCATTTGCCGCATGTCGCCGGTCACTTGCCGCACGAACTGCGGGCACCGGTTGAACGTCAGGACCGGGCGCCCGTCCTGCAAGCGCTGGTTTTCCAGTTCTTGAAGCCACTGAAAGCCGGCGAGGAAGTTCAGGTCCTGATAGGCGCGCTCGATATTGTGGCGGTCGTGCTCCCACCCGCGATGATACCGATCGAGCGCCTCGGTAAAATCTACGTCCTCGGCCGCGACCTTCGGATTTCCGGTGACCTTGCCGTCGTCGAGTTTCTTGCGCTCCGGCTTGGCCGCATCGAAAATCTCAATGCCGTCGAGTTCATCGTCAGCCATATCAACCGCCCATGAATGAATATCTGCCGCCGCCGATGTTTCGCTCGCGCCGCGTTTTAACTGGAGGCGTTACGGCGAAACGGCGCATGGCTAGCGCGTAGCGAGAAGCAGATAGCAAATCGTCGCGTATCTTGACGATTTTGCCGTCCTCGCGATGATAGAGGCGGAACTCGCCAAACCAGTCCTCATTTCCGTCGAAGACCTTCCATCGGCCCGTTTGCATCCGCTCCGACATTTCCGAAATGCCAGCCTCGACGCCGTAGCCGCCGGACTCATGCGTCGCGTGCTCATGGAGCATGTTTACCCCGTTTTCCCGGTACTGCTGCGCGAGCTGGGCGCCGGAACCCTTGTCGTGCTGCAAGCCGTCATGCGGCCACGCGGTCGGAACCCAGTCGCCCCATGGGCGCATCGCCGCCGCATGAACCGGCGCGGACTCGCCCTTGCTGCGATACGTCCGCACGACATACCAGATATCGTCGTCCCGGTCCCAAGCGCAGGAACAGGCCGCGAAAGGATGGTCAAAGCCAAAATCGACGCCGTTGATCCTGGCGAAATGCGTCGGAATCGGAAACGGCTCGCAGCGAAGATCGGCCTCATCGAACGGAAACACGGCGCCAGAGCCCTGCGCAGGGATGCCTTCGACGCGGGCGCGGCGCTCATGCGGGGGGTATCCGTCAATGATCGCCTGACGCTGTTCGGGCGAGATATGCTCGGCGTCGTACAGCGTCATGCGAACGATCGTCCGACTCATTCTTCTTCGTCCCTCGGTCCGTCTACGATCAGCATGGCGTAGCCCGCCACATCGCGCCAATGGTCCGCATGATCGGGGTCGCCATACATGATACGCGCCAGTTTGTTCGCGATCATGTCAAGAGACTCCCGCTGACACGCGTCCAGCAGAGCCCAGTTCGGCGCGGAGCGCATCATGTCTTTCATGGCCTGCGCCGCCCCCGCGACGTAGGGGTACCACCCGTGCGTCTTTTCCCGCTCATCGAGCAAATTTTTTACGTCCACGTTAACTACTCCAGTCTGCGCCGCAATCTTTTATGAACATTTCAACCACGTCCGACATGCCTTTCAGCGGCGTGAACGTGATATAGGCGACGCCGCCCGTCGCATTCGTGCGTGTAAGCGCCTCCATGTATATATCCATCGGGGGCTCTTCGTCCAGCCATACGACATCGAGCGTTTCGCCTTGCCATTTCTCGCGCCCCTGATCGTAGCTCTTGAAACCGAGAACGCTGGCGCCGCCCGTCGCATGGCGAACCGTCACGCCGTCCAGCCCATTCGCGACGCCCTGCGCCCGCGTGACGCTCGCCAGCGCGTCGCCGGGAATCATGCCTGTTCCCCACAGCTCTTCATTGCGCGGCTCCCCCACCAGCAGCCTTTGCACGCCATCGCGCGTCGCCTGATAGCCTGTTGAGCCAGCCCATGCGCGAATCGGCCTGTCAAACCGCCTGCCTCCCCACCAGTCAGGATAGCGCCCGGTCAAGTGTATCGCCATCTGCGCCGCGCCCGCCATAGTCTTGCCCGACTGATTAGACGCCATAAATAGCACTTCTCTGTGATTTGCGCTAGCGTCGTGGAACTCTCGCTGCTTTGGATAGGGTCTATATGTCGCCAGTCGGTTTCTCGACTCGCGCCGTCGCTTCTCCTTCAATAATTTGAGCACTTCCTCTTTCTCGGCCCTCGACAATTTTTGCAACGTCGCCGGCGAGATAGCGAAGGAGGGCAAGTTCAAGTTCACTGTCGCTCATATCCTGTTCGGCGGATACGCGTACTTCCTTCGGCAGCAGATTCGCGATGACGCGCACATAAACATCGGGTTTTTGCTCGCGACAGGCTACAATAGCCGAGGCGCCGAAATTTCGGAAATCCTCGCACAGCGCCGCCGTGAACATATCCACGAGAGTCGTACGCCCGTTCGCGCGCCGCGCCGCCAGCGTTACGGCATGGTCTGACGCGTTGCGCAGGTTCGCCGGATCGCGCTTGGGGGGCGTCGGCGCCGGTTTGTTCTTCAGCAGGCTCAACTCAAGAGGCTATGACGACTACCGGCGCGAAGATCGTCTCGCTCTCCAGTAGCGCGAAGGGCAGCGTCAGCAGATACGCCTTCCCCTCGGCGGAATAGCCCGGCAGGTCGACGAGGCGTTTCGGCGCGACATACATCCCGTCGAGCGCTACTACAGCCGCTGGCTCAAACCCAACCGCATCCGGGTTGATATTAATCCCAACGCCGGGGCTCTCCCCGTCCACAAGCCTCGGATCAATCTCCCCGGAAGGCGAATTAAACGCCATGGCCGCCGCGCGCTGTTCCGGCGTAAGAACAAACCAGTTCTGTGTGCTCATGGAAGGGCTCCTGTCGCTTGAAAGAGAGTCTGGAAGATCGAATAGATCGCCGCTTCTTTGCCGACGAAGCTGGCTCCGGCGGCGGCGAACATGCATTTGCGATTGCTGAACGTATTGTTGTTCGAACCGAGCGCCCACACTTCCACTGTCGGCAGCCCATTGGATGCGATAGCCGCCGTCCCGACCTGCACGCCATTCCAAAATATCTTCTTGTTCGCCGCGTCCGGCCGCTGCGCCATGTAGAGACCTGTCGTATCCGGGGCGACGTCGAGGACATCCGTCCCAAGATCGTTCATCCTGACAGCCACCGTATTTGATAGGTTAACGGCAAGCGTCGCGAAGCCCGCGCCGGATACGCAGCCTATGTCGTTGAACCCGCTATTGCCCGTCGTCAGCGACCAGAAGCAAAGCGACGCGTCGTTCAGCGCGTAGCTCGCCGCGTCAGTGGACGGCGTCCATTGCGTGCGGAGCCTGGCTGACGCGCCATCGCCTTGCCAAGTCCCGTCCGTGTCGTCGTAAGTCGGCGCGTTGACTGGAATGCAGTTAAACGTCCCCGGCGATTTCCAGTTCACTTGGCTCGCAGCCGCGCGCTCAGATAGATTAGCTCCCGCCTGTCTCGCCGCACCGAATGGATAGAGAAGGTCGAAATCATCCCATGCGCCGATAGTCTTCAGCGCCACAATCGCATCATTGACGGCGATTTTCGTCGATGACGGCGTCGATGCTGGCCACGCGTCGAACACCGCTTGCGCGGCGGGGTCGAACCCAGCGCGGACTGTCCCTGATAAAACCGCCAGCCTCTTCAGGCTCACTAGGGGACCCCGATAATCGTGATGACGCGGCCCGCAGCCTGAGCGACAGGGGCGGCGCTCGTTCCGCTCCGGATTTTGAGCCAACGAATCCCGATAAACCTTACCGGCACGGCGGGGACCAGCATTTGGGCCGCCGCCACCGTCCAGGTCGTCTCGACGAACGTCCCCGGCGTCGCCACGTCGTCGTAAAGGTCGAAAAAGCTAACGCCGTCCACGGAACCCTGAAACGTCATGCTCGCGGCCGTCCAGGCCCCGGGCATGACGATGCCCCACAGCCGATTTTGCCCAAGATCAACGACGCCGGAAAGCGACTGAGTCGCCGCAATCATCGCGTCAAACGAGGCTGTCGGCGGCAGATAGGTCGGATTTGAGATGGTCGCCATCGGCTCCCTCATGAATTGATTGGGCTGGCGCCCGCCCGTAGGCTAAATGGACGCCAGCCCGGCAGGCGGGCGAAATGCCGTTAGCGGCGACAATGCCCGCCGTCCGCATGCTAGTCGCTATCGTCGTCGGGCGCAAGCGATTCCCATCGCTTTGATAAAAATTTTTGCCAGTCCGCGTCAAGCATGGACGCAAATTCTCCTGGCGTGAGCGGCGCCGGCTCCTTTGGGCGCGGCTTCAGCCCTTTGTCGATTGCTTCCTTGACGGCGCGCGCCGCCTCCTTTCCGCGCCGCGTCAGCCGGACGTAGCTATCGCCATCCGCGTCCTTTTTGACGACATATTCGATCCAGCCCCTGTCGCACATGGCCGATAAGGTGACGGGAATCTCTCCCCCAATCCATCCGGCGGCGCGGCGCGTCTCGATGAGCGCGAGCAGGATAAACCGCTCGCGCTCGGCCTGCGGCCATTGAGCGTAAGCGGCTGCTTTCGCCTCTTCATCCGGCCAGCGGCCGCGTATGCTCATGCGTCGGGGGCGACGCACATGATGGTCGCGACCCATATCGCGCACAGAATCAGGAAGGGCGCCGCGAACAGCGCCGTTGCGATTTGGTCCATGTCCATGACTAACACTCCCCTTCTTCGATTTTGAACATGCGCGGCTTCCTGGCGCGCGACCAATACTGCCTGATGATAAAACTCGCCCGTTGGCGCGATATGCCATAGGACCTCCCGATGCTCGCCGCGCTCTCGCCGGCTTCATGGCGTCGGATCATGTCCGACGCCCGCTCGGGGTTCGGCATGAGTTTCAACAGGTGCGTCTTCAAAGGCTGTTCCATGCTTTCTCAAGCTCCTTTTCCGCTAACCAGCGTTTTGTGTCGCACTTGACGCGCCGCATAAACGCTTCAGCTTTTTTACCGGGCTTTGGCAATCGCTCTCCTCTCCCCAATTGTATGCGTATGCCGGGCCGTGGACGATCCGCCCATGATCCGGAAGGGCGCGCATCCAGAAAGACGATGCCGTGCGTAACGCTTATGCATCCCGGCTTACGCCATCGCGCGTCCATCCATTTCTTTAGCTCGTTCATCGGCTCCGCTCCGGCGGTAGTTTCAGCAGATTGGAGGCGTCCTGAATGAGGGGGTCATTCGGGTCGAGCTCCAGCGCCTCGTTGTGGATCGATATCAACGCCAGGAGATAGCCACGTTGAAATTGGGTATCCGGCGGGTCGGCGATGAAGCTTTTGATGGCGTCGAGGATGTAACTGGTAAGATTTCCCTTTAGCTCGCTCATCGACTCCGCTCCTTTTTACCAGCCTGCCAAATCGCATACAGAGCGATTGAAAACAGCGCGCCACACATGCCGCCCATGATGGCGATGACGATCGCATATAGCGTCGGGTCGATCTCAGTCATCATAGCCTCCTTGCAGGGCGTGCTCAACGGCGCGCACGCCAGCTTTGTGCGCCCGGTGACGCTTGACGAGCTGGATGAGTCCTTCACAGGCGGCGACGCACCACACATACAGCGCGACCCCAATCACGAGCATGAATGCTAATATTAAACCCAGAAAAAGCGCGCCGGCGCTCCAAGACGCGAACGGGGCAAGCGCGACTACCACAAGACAATACGCCCACATACGATCTCTATCCCGCCCGTCAGAATATGACGGGAGCGCCATCAGACAAACCACTAATAGCGCGGCGATCACGGCCACATGCATATCAGTCTCCTTTCAAAGTAGCCCATGAAAGGCGCGCGTCATCGTATTCGCGAGACTTGGCGGCTTCAGATTTTGATTGATCGGCAATTGGCGGGACATGCTTGCCGAATGCAATCGTCCCACTGCGCAATTCGGCGCGAATTTCCGTCTCGTCCTCACGGGGTAAGCGCCAAGCGCATAGGCCAACAAAAATACGTAGCCGCGCTGAAACGAATTTGGCGACGATCGAAAGACCCGCCTTGATGCTGGAGCCCGCCTCGATGCTGCCGCCCGCCTTGATGCTGGCGCCCGCCTTGATGCTGGAGCCCGCCTTGATGCTGGAGCCCGCCTTGATGCTGGCGGCCGCCTCGATGCTGGCGGCCGCCTCGATGCTGGAGCCCGCCTCGATGCTGGAGCCCGCCTCGATGCTGGAGCCCGCCT